TTATTAAAGTCCTGTAGTTATTACACTATATTCAATAAGAAGACGTGCAACTCCAGTACCTGTTATAAATGCAGCTGTATCGTTTGTAATAGTTACTGCTGTATTTACTAACATATTATTTCCACCTGCGGCAGCAAGAGGGTTCATTGAATAAACCTTATCTCCGGCAGTTAAAAATGTCGCTGCCAAATTATTTGTAATGGGAGTTGTACTATTGTATGAAAGATATATTACACCCCCATTAGCATAAGTCGTTGCAGTAGAATCAAATATTGCTACACAACTTTTAAGACAAATTGTTTTACCTGCCCCTGGTGCAGCAATAACTGTTACAGGTGCACCATTCATAGCAAGTAAATTAGCTGATGTTAAACTAACTAAAACTTTATAAGTAGCTGTTTCATTAGTTGTACCCCCAGTTGTTGCATTAAATGCTTCTAAAACATCTACTGCAGCCTGTGCAGTTGCAATGTCTGTTGTATTTGTATTAATCTGATCAACTGCATCATTAAATTTATCAGCAAACACAGGTGTTGGGTCTGTGATATTTTTAGTGTAGTTGTTCTTAGTTACGTGTGGTATGGTAGCCATAGTTATTTAGCGTTTAAATTATTATTATTTATTGTTGATGCAAGTGCTAATCTTACAGCACCATCTACAATATCTTCATGTATCCAATCAATAAGTTCACTGTCTGTGTCACTTTCTATGGATATATCTACAGGAGTTTTAATATAGGTAATATGATATTTATATACCTGTATTCCTGTTAATTCTTCAGTTATGAGTTCATGTATTCCTGCTGTACCATTAGTTATATCAAGCCTCCAAACTAAGTTTTTATAAGGCTTTTTAAAAGGATTACCTATATGTTTATTATAATAATCAATGTTTACAGGTTTTACATAAACTCTTAAAAAATTAGCTGGTACAAGAGAAACATCTCCACAGCTATCTATATTTAATGTTGCTTCCTCTTTTAATACATATAAAGAATCAGTTGGTAAATCCCAATATTCTCCGTATGGATGATGTCCTGTTTGAGTACTTGACACAGAAGTTCTTGTTAAATCTGTGTTATATACTAATGTAGAAAGTACTTTACGTGATTTCTCATTATCTTCATAATTACTATAGTAATACTCAACAAGATTCCTTTGAGACACATTTAAATAATAAGAAATATCTAAAGTAAGTCTCTGAATATCAAAGTCCTTTACATCAGCATTTTTTAACTTTTGCTCAAATCTAAGCAACATTTCAGCAGCAGTCATTACTTCTTATCTTTTTGTAACAGTTTATATTTATATTCTTCAAAGATTTTCACAGCAAGAGCAGTAATTTCATCATGCATATAAGATGCCAATTCACAAGTAGTTGTTTCAGTATTTGCATCTGCAACATCTAATACAAGAGTTTTGGGAGTTCTTATATAAGTAATCCATACTTTAGATAAAGTCGTGAATCTATCATATATAACCATAAAACCTGCAGTATTATGAAAATCCCTAAATACAAATACAGGTTTTAATATACTTGGATAGTTAAAAGGTGTTGTAATAACTTTATCTATATCATTATAGTTTACAACCTCGTTAGGTATATAAGTAGCAACTGATATAGGGTATAAAGTAGTACTTGTAACTTCAGTATCTGATTTTATATAAAATAAGAAGTCACTAGGTAATGCTCCCATTTTAGAGTTTGAAAGATGAGTATCTTCCATTGAAGCTACGGCTATTTCTCCTCCTTTAACTAACCCTCTAAATTCCTCAGCTCTTTTACTAACTGATAAAATATTATCATCAGAAGTTTGCTGGCTAAGATATTTTTCTTTAACATACCGTATTTGCGCAATATTAAGGTACAGTAAAATTGTATCAGTATCAGGTTTATCTGAATCATTATACACTTCAGAAGTTGTCTGAAGCATCATTTCAAATTGTTTTACCTGTTCAAATGTTGTCATTGTGCTGAGACTTTACCAATTTTAACTGCTTTAACTGCTTCCTCCACAGCTAATTTTACTATATCTTTGTGTAACACAAGATTTAGTTCACAATTTGCTGTAGTATCTATATCAATACGTGACGGATACTTTACATATGTTATTTCCCCAGCCAAGGGGGTTGTATAGGAGTCATATAAGACTACCATACAATTCCCTTGTGGGTCTGGGTTTTCAAAAACATTTTCAAAGAACACCTTAGGATATTTAAACCATACCTTGTTTAAACCTGTTTGAAAAAACTTAGTAGCTGAAATTCTATCTATTACTTCATTGTGAATCCATTCTGTAGTAATAGACGGGTTTGTTCTTGTTAAAGATGTTCTGGAAGAAACATAATATAAAAAATCAGTAAGATTTGTATCTATTTCATAATAAACAGCATTTGTAATTGTTGGATGAGTTGTTAAAGAGAAGTCATCCATTGTTGTTATAATATTAGAAATAGAAATTAAGTCCTTTTTATTATATAACTCTGCAACTATATTGTCCTGAGCCAGATTTAAAAAAGCACTTATTTCAGAATTATCCCATCCTGGTGCTACAAGCGATGTTGCTGCATCATATTGTACCAAGAAAGAAGCCTGCATTTCTACTGCTGTCATTTACTATTTGCTTCTATTTGTGCAATTAATCTTAATTTTTCTTCATTATGACGTTCATCCTTAAAATACATAATTGCTTCTGCAAGAGTATTCCCTATAGGAGTACCATCAGCAAGTACAAACATTGCTCCAACACGAGAGATAGCTCCACACAATGTACCATTATGTATAAGTAGTTTTTCCTCATAATTAGAATTAATTAATTCAAGGAACTTATCTATATCTTTTTCAACAAGCTTGTTAATCTCTGCTTTAAGCCAATCTACAGTTGAATCTGTATTTGGTTTAATAGCGTTTCTATTTTCAAGCCAGTAGATTGATAGCAATTCATACATCTTTGTATGTGATTTGCTAATCTTCTTAATATACGTGTAGGCTTCTCCAAGTTTATCAAGTTTAGAGGCTTTTTCTTCTTCCTGATAACCAGCATCTACTACAGCAATTCTATAAGTCCCCTGATTAAATCTTGATTCCCAGTCTGGTGCACATAATCCACCATTACCTGAGTTTGCAAGTAATACCTTATACTTGATATAATCCATTGGTTTTCCAAGGTTTAATTTATCAAGCACTGTGTTATCTCCTACAACACTATCATTTTTGGTAATTCTATACTCAAATAAATGCCAGAAATTATAAGAGTCTGTCTTAGGGTTTGATTTCTTATAAACACTTAAATCACCAGGATTAAAATCCAAACCTGATAATTTCTTATTTTCAAAGAACTCCCTTTCTTCTGGAGTCAATGGGTCAACCAATTCTCCAGTTTGTGCATTAATAGGCACTGTAATAATCATTCTTGTGTTGTCATACATAAAGTTTCCACTATGTTCCTCTGACAACCATTTTCCCTTTTTAATAATAGGTTTAACTAAAACCTCTTTTTTAACAGGTAAATTAAATTCACTCATTCTTCTTCAATTTTTAAATTTAACCTTTCTATTTATTAAAATCCAATTAGGCAGGGGTATTTCTACCCCTACCAAATCAGAAGTTTATTCAAGTATATTAACCAAGTACATTAGGTTTATAAGTAGCAGTACGAGTTGGGTCTTTAATTATAGCACCACCAGTAAATGCACGGTGTTCAGTCCATCCATCAACAGGAGAAGCCATAATTCTATTAGGTTTACCAATAGTGAAGGGGTCTCTCAAACCAGGAATAAATCCTCTGACATCACCATTTTTCTTAAGATATACCTTCTGAATATTCGGGCCACCATCCGAAGTACCCATGTTCAGAATGTCATATACATAAGATTCAGCAAGCCCTGCTTTATTAGGCATATAAATTTTATTTCTTTCAAGGTCATCCTTCAGAGCATCATGTACAATATTTACTTTGATACCATTAGGGCCTGTATATTCAAGAAACTGTCCCCTGAATCCCATTGAATTACCACCAGCATTATAAATCCTCCAATTGTCTCTTGAAGGAGTATAAAGTGTTGAGTGATATTCCAAGGCTTCACTAAACTGATACATACCCCATTCACCAGTAAGAACTGTTACTTCACGCTGTCCCATTACAATTTTACCAACTGTAAGGTCAAGCAACATTTCAGTAAACTTCTTAATATTGAATTCATTGTATGTATTAAAGTTAGCAGCTTCCATCTGCTGACGAATACCTGCACCCATCTGAATTACAAATCCAGATTTACCTTTCTGTACATAATTTCCTTCAGCAGTTTTATTTGCAGTTGCATACATAAGCATTTTTGCAATCTCATCCTGATACTGCATTTCAAATTCATATGTACGATAATCCATCCAAGTAGTCATAATTTTCTTTGAAACAGGGTCTACCCAACTGAATTTTACAGGTCTTTCAATCATGTTTCCAGGAACTGTATCTTCCATACGAATCATTGTCATTGCATTCATCATTTTGAATGGGAAGGTATAGTGTACTCCACCACCTTTCTTTGACAAAGTTCTTTCTACAGGTGAGAAGTCTTTGCTGAATCTCTTACCTGATACTAATTCATCATAAGGAATATATAAATCAGGATTACCTGTAAGCAAACGACACCTATACTGCCAGTAATTACCTGAAGGTTTAGGGTCATCAAGTATCTGAATAGGATACACTTCATTGCGTTCTCCTACAATTACATTTATGTCTGTAAAGTAGGCTTCTGGGAATACAAGATAAAATTCGGTATAATTTTTACCAACCTTATCTGTAGCAGAAATAGCAGAACCACCATCAGTTAGAGATGCTCTAATTAATGGAATATTCTTTTTGCCATTACTTACCAAATCCCAAGTAAAGTCATCATCTGAGTCGAGATAGAGGGCATCAAACCTTTCCAAATAAGCGGAAACATTAGCACCAAAGTTAGCCTGATGAATCATCGTGGCTACCTTAGAAGCCTGTTGAGGTTCAATACCAAATCTATATCCCAAGTGAGTCTGTGTTACAAGACCAGTGATGTCATCATTTTCATAAAGTTGAAAAGGTGAAATTCTCATAGTTATTGGTTTTTAAAAAGATTTTGGTTATTTAATTCTCTTAAAAGCAGATTCAAACTCACTAACTTCTTCTTCCTCACTTTTACTGAATCCACCCTTTGAAGAGGATTTAAAATCAGTATTAGACCCAGAAGATAAACTGGATTCGAGTTCTGTAATTGCTTTAGTTTTTGCTTTAGCTACAAGTTTATCAAACTTCCCATCAAATAAGCCCAGTTCAACAAAATAGGCTTCCAACAAAGCATATTTCAGGGGGTCTTCCATTCTTTTAGCCATCACAGCGTTAATTTGTCTGCCATCTTCAGTCTGCTTGACAGGAGCAGTAATAAGATTAAACAACTTATCTTTAACTTGCTTATTCAAAGGCATTCCAGGAATTACTTCTTTAGTATCCTCAATCTGTTTCTTTAAATCAGTTAGTTGCTTTTTCTGTTGTTTAACAAGTTCTTCATCTCTTTCTTTTGCTTCCTTAGTAAGACGTTTATCTTCTTCATCAGCAAATTTAGTAAGATTCTTTAAAGCAGTTTTTGCTTGTTTAGAAAGTTTATTAGTATCTTCAAAACTCTCAAGCATTTCCCTGATAGTTTCTTCATCATTACCTTTATTCTCTAAATCTGCTCTAATTAAGTCTTTCTGGAGTTTTTCATCTTCATCAATCTGGGTATCAGTAATAGAAGAATATCTTTTCTTCATATCTCTTATATTACCCCATTCATCTATATTAACTCCACTTTCACGAGCCTCAAGAAATGCTTTATAGTCATCCTCAGCCTCTTTTTTATATGATTCAATTTCATCAGCAAGTGTTCTTCTATTCAGCTCAATAAGTACCTCTGCAGGACTACCAAGTTCTTCAACCAATTTATCAAACTCTTCTTCATCAAAAGATGTAAGGACACCCTCATCAAATAGAGCTTTGGCGAAAGGTTTGAATGGTGAAGAAGAAGAGTTACCCTTACTGACTTGGGCATCCTTACTCTTATCTTCAGGTTTCTCTATTTCTGTAGTTTCCTGTGGTTTTTCTACAGGTTTTACAAAATCAGGAATTTCAAAGGTGAAATCTTCTTCACCTTCTTTAGATTTTTCAGGAGTTTTAGGAGTCTCCTTCTCCTCTGTTGGTTTTTCTACGGGTTCTTGAGGTATAGGGACTTCACCTTTCCCAGGTACATCAATAAAATCTCCCATTAAACTGACATTACCAAATAAACTCTCTTCAGTCATAAATTAATTTAATTTTAACGGTACAAATATAGTTAAGTCTAATTATACAATCCAAATAATATTGGATTTATTTTACATTCTTTTTAACTTTGTATAGCCAAAAGTATAATCTTTTAAGTTATGCTTTATAACTAATCAAGTAATTCTTCAAATTCTTTTTCTATAAAATAGTTAAACATAGGATTATCCTCTCCTACAAGATTTGCATAATCAATTAATTTTTTTGCTTTAACTATTTCTTCCTTTTGTTCATTTATGAACCAAGTAGAAAATTCATAAGTTGGGTGGTCACCTTCTCTTAATGCTTTAGTCTGCAATACTTTATATAAATCTTCTGTTCCTACTTCTCTATCAAATATTGCAATAAGCATTTCCATAATACTCTTGTATTCTACAGGGGGTTTCTCTAAGGCTGGAATTATAATTTTAGCATTTCTATCATCTATATATTCCTCTACTCTATGGGCATGAGTCATTTCTTCGTCACTCCATTTAAGTAGAACTTCCCCAGCATTATTAAAACCATTATCTACAAGCCAACTATACATACCCGCATATAGTTGTACATTCATCCTCTCATGGGCTATAGCCTTATTAAGAAAGGATTCTATATCATCGCTAACAAGTTTTTTTAACTTTGCCATTATTATTTCTTTGGTTTACTTTTTGGCTTTTTAGAACCCTTATTACATCCTTTGCACATTGTCGTTAAGTTTTAATTGTTCACATAATTTATTACAAACAGGGCATCCCTGTGGTTTGTCATTAATATTTTGTATAAAAAGACCATGTTCTTCACATCTATATGCCACAACATTACCTCCTAATTGTTCAAGAATAAATCTCTCTACTTTGGTCATTTTTTAGTTGTAGTAGGTTTTGGTCTTAGTTTAGCAATTCTTTCTTTAGTTTCTTCCTGCAATTTAGCAATTTTCTCCTTAGAAACTCTATCTTTATCTGCTATAGCCTCCTTAGATTCTATCTCCTTATTTTTAATTCTTTCCTGAGATTCTATTTGTGGAGTATTATCTACAACAGTTGTTTCTTTACCTTCTCCAAGTTTAATTTCAGCAAGCATTAACTGTGTTTCTCTATCAACTAACTTTTCTTCAATTCTTGCTGCCTGTTCATCTTCCCTATTTTCAATCTGCATTTGCTGAATAGCCTTCTCATGCTCTTGCTGAGCCTCAATCTGTTGCTGTTGCCTGTTAATTGAATCCATTTCATATTGCTCAATCTTTCTTCTTGTATCTGCAATGGATTGAGACATATATATATCCATGAAAGAACTAAAATTAAGCTTATCATTTTGAATACCTGCTTGGGCTAATTGGATTAGTGAATTTCTTAAATCAGTTTGTAGAGAACTATCAGTCATTACAAGACCATAATCAGCCTCAGAAAATACCCCCCCATCTATACTATAAATCTCCTGTGCTAGGTCTACATCAAGGATATATTGAGCCACTTTACTATCATTTCTATAAGCAAATTTTGCTGTTTCAAGTAATGCTTCAAGTGCTCTTAATTTAGTAAAATCATGTATTAAAAAATATTCTTCAGTAGCATGGGAGGATTGGGTAACACTTCTCTCTACTCCACCAACAGTTTCTCTGTTATCTATAGAACCTTCTCTTTGTGGAGTAATCCCAACTGCAGCACCTAATGCTTGTTCAATGTACTTCATTAGTTCCATTGTGTGCATTATATAGTTACCCATATCAGGATTCCATACTTTATTGGTAGTATTGAAGTTACCAGCAAGTTTACCTGTTGCTGCACCCTTATCCGCTTCTTTAAAAGAGTCTATGGGTAAATACCCCATTTCCTCTCCATAGTAAATCCACTTATCAAAATCCCATCCATCAGGTGCTTTTGCTAAATCAAGTTCAATCATTGGGCCTTTATACTTAGCAATAGCCTTCTCAAGCCTATACATCAATACATTATACATATACAGATAAGGTTTAGCCTTATCCATAAAACTTCTTGACCTATTTGAGTTAGTATTATAAACTGTTCCTACATATCCTGAACCACAGATAGATAAATTATCCATTCTCCTAAACTGTACTGGTCTTGGTTGCATTCTTACATAAATACTATAACCAATTCTTGTACCTTCCCACCACTCATTTACCCATAACCACTTAACTTCTTCTCCCTTAGTAATATCTGGTTTATAGTTTTCATCAACTATAATATGCTGTTCTTCATTATCTTCATAGTATTTTAAATCACCAATCTTTCTGCGTGATTTCCACACTACTCTGCTGACACGAATATTACCTTCTTCATCATAAGCAGCATTTCCATAGTTATTATCTGCTATCTCAATAGTTCCATCAGGCATATTAGAATATCTGAGGAATGGATTATTAGCAGCAGGATAGTCAATCAAAGGTTTACCAGATGATTTTATCTGGGTTCCCCTTTCAATTTCATCTATTTCAGCGGGGGTTAATTCCTCATAGTAATTATCTATTACCCAACCAATTGAATGATAAGTATCTTCTACAATAATATCAGCATCTTCAACAAAAGGAGATGTGGTCATACCTACTGTATAAATAGTCAAGGGGTTAACTCTTCTTAGACGTGGCTTGCCTCCAACTAAATCAGTACAATAAATTTCTTCTCCCGCTATTAAACCATCTTTAAACCCAGCATTAAATGTAAGTTTCAGTTTTTGTTCCTGAAATAAATGATTAAGAATTTGAGTACCAATTCTTTCTCTTAGGTCTTGTGCTTCATACTTAGCCCATCTCTGTACCTCAGCAACTTTCTGCTGGATTTCCTGCTCATCTTCAACACCTTCTACAGCAAGAGATGTAAGTTGCTGCAGTATTTGCTCTTTAATCATCTTCTCTTTAGCAGATACAGCATCATCATTAGTAACTCTTAATCTCCAGTCAAATCTTCTTTTAGATTCTTCTCCAAGTAAAACAGATATTTTATTAGATGCTATTGGGTAGCATTGCATCTTTGCAGGAAATGTGTTGGCATCAAGACCCCAAGGATTTATAGTTCTTTCGATGTCTTTCTGATCTAAAATTCCATCATAGAGACGATAATTAGCCCTCATATTATATTTACTTTCCCTGATACGTGTATCAGAATTATATAAGGCTAAAGTAATACCAGCATCTATGCACTTCTTTAACCACTCAGTATTTTTTTCTGATGTTAGCTTTTTCTGTTGAGGCCACGTGCGGCGTATAATAGGATACATTTAGTATATTTTATTATGTTTGTACAATTAAATGCTTTAAACTGCAATATTAATTAAAATAATTATCTAAACCAAATTAATTCTGAAAATTATTTTGTGTATATAGCGTTTGTCTTTTTGTAAAGTGCTTATCCCAGAACTTATCTTTGGACATATCATAAACCTCTGAAGAGTTTTTCTTTTTTTCTACATATTTTACCTTAGTTTCTCTATATATCATAAGTATAATAATAGAAGAAATACGGTCTGTATTTATATCTTTGCTATAAATAATAGATTCTCTAATAAGTCCTACTGACCTAAGTGTCATTGCATTAGTAACTCCATCTTCTTTAGATGTTGCCTGACTCATTAACCATTGTGCATATAAATCTATACCCCATCTTTTAAGAGGTTCTGTTGCATATGCACCTTTAGCCCTATTGCCTACAGTAGAAATCTTTTGCATATCAACATCTTTAAGTAATTCAGGAGTATCTTCTAACAAGTATAAAGCATTCTTCTGCTCAAAATATGCAAATAAACCTTTCTTTTGATTCTCATACAACAATCTTCCATTAAAGAATAATAATCCTCTTCTTAACTGTTCATAATAATCTTTAGCAAATTTAGTTCTTCCTGAGTATTCAGCAATTATTCTATCTGTAAAAGTATCAAGTACAAAAGTAGATTGTAGTGATCTCTTAACATCTTGATTATCATCATCATCTACTGGGTCAGTGGCAAAAATATATCTTCCATAAGGAATTGCTCCATCATTATCTTTGATAGGCATTGCATATATTTCCCAACAGCCTTCTATATTGTCCTTACTTTTAAGTGGAAACTCCCTTATAGGATAATTATCTGTATTAACCCATTCAGGCTTACCTGTTTCTGTATTAATACCAAAATATCCCCTCCATGAAGCATTAAGTAATTTATCATCAGTCAGTAATTTGGCTAAAGTTTGCTTTAAATCTGCTATTGGAAATTTATTATAAGCTTTATTTAGAAACATTTCAGATGGAATGAGAGGATAATTCATCATTTCCATATCTAAAGCATTACCAGATTTGGATTTTCTTTTCTTTTCTCTTACAGAATTGTAAAAATGTTCAGCCTCAACAACTAAAGTGTTACCATTCTTATCCTTAAATCTCCTGTTTGTATAGGTGGCTGGTAAGAAATACCCTATTTTACCTGTATTTTCCCAAATATCATCAAATTCAAGACAGTCAAATCCTTCAGGGTCAGTAAAAATAATTTGAGTTTGCTGTATCTTTTCAATATTACCTCCAGTACCTATATAAATAGCCGTACCAAACTTGTATTCAATGTACATTGTAGGTATATTACTCATATGTACTGATATAGAGTTGCTCACAAGACCAAACTCTTCCATTACAACTAGATTATACCTACCCCCTGCTGCTGCTTCAGGATTTTCTATAGTCCATATACCATGTTTAACACTACTTCCTGAACCAACTACTTTCCACTCACCAGCAATTTTCTTTTCATACTCACTTCTCCAAGGATTCTTAATATTATTAGGGGATAAAGAACCAGACATCTTCTTATAGAAAGGTGCTGGAACTTCATCTGCAGTACCTTTTTTCCAAACTCCGGGTAATTCATCCATAGCCATCTTAGTCTTCTCAAGCATTTCAGAAGATTTAGCAGCAATAGAAGAACCAACAAAGATTTCAACTTTAGCAGGGCTTTTCATTGAATCTTCTGTATATTCTTTAGCCCCATCAGTTATAACTTCATGTAATACACATCCTTGTGCAATCCAGTATGACTTCCCGCTTCCTCTGGGCCCAAGCAATGCTAAATTTTTAGCCTCATTATCATATAAAGGTATGCCCAAAGGCTTATCAAAAAGCTTTAATATATACTCTCTTACTGGAGTATATTTCTTTATTTTTCCATTCTTATTATAAACAGTTTTAGGTAGTATAGATTCTTCAATAAGTTTTCTCTCAAATAAATCTACATCCCTACAACAAG